GTCTGGGCTATAGCACTGGCTCGGGTGGCGCTGTCACACAGCTAACCAACAAGACCACAGGGGTCACGCTTAACAAGTCGAACGGTCAGATCACGATGGAGGCTACCACCGCCATCGGCATTGCCGCTTCTGTCGTGTTCACGCTAACCAATAGCTTTATTGCTGTAACGGATGCCGTTATAGCCAACATCGCCACCGGCGGGACGGCTAACGCTTATACTGTCGATGTGCTGACCGTTGCCGCTGGCAGTGTGGGCCTGCGCGTCACCAATATTTCCGCCGGTTCCTTGAGCGAGGCCGTTGTGGTAAGTTTTGCAATCATTAAAGCCGTCGCGGCTTAGGTATCTCACATGACAGCATTTATCAGCCCGCCGCCTCGGTTGCAGTTCTTCACCAACACTGGCGTGCCGATGGCCAGCGGGCTGCTGTACACCTACGCTGCCGGTACCACAACCCCATTGGTCACCTATACCGATTCAACTGGATTAACCGCCAACACCAACCCGGTCATTCTGGACTCGCGTGGTGAGGCTAGCATTTGGCTGGGCGGGGTTGGGTACAAGTTTAAGCTAGCGACGCCGGCTAATGTGGATATTTGGACGCAGGACAATATTGCGCCCGGCTCTAGCGCCAACATGATTTACACCCCAGCGGGCACCGGCGCGGTCACCACGACCGTGCAGGCTAAGTTGCGGGAGTCTGTTTCGGTCAAGGATTTTGGGGCGGTGGGGGATGGGGTGACGGATGATACGGCGGCGATTCAGGCGGCAATTGTTTACACGTCTGGTGAAGTGTTTTTCCCAAAAGGCACTTATTTAACAAGCGCCACAATAAATGTAAATAAGAACGGGGTTTACCTTAAAGGCGAAGGCCCGCAAAGCACAACAATTTTAGGTGGAGCTTTAACTGGCGCGGTAGTTCATTGCAGTTATTGGTTTAACGGCGTCAGGGATTTAACCATTGACGCGACAAGTGCTAGAAAAGCCGCGACACTTTCTACAAATTTTGGTGTTTTACACGCCGCCCCGGATATTTCTGGATTGCAGCCAAAAATAGGGCTATACCAAAATATTGAAATCAAGAACCAACCTTCGCATGGGATTGTTTTTATCGGGTTTTGCTCTACTCAACTAAGAGATTTTTTTATCTCTAACAATAATGGCCATGCCATTATGGTTGATAACGGCGCAGTAATAGGCAACACGGTTTTGACCGGCGGCGGCATGATTGACATATTGCAGGGCGAGGTAAAAGACAACGTAGGGCACGGATTGCTTGCGGGTAATGAAGCGGTCGCCACTAATCAAGCGTTTCGTGTTGTTGTAAAAAATGTGGATTTTGTTAGAAACGCAACTGTTGCTGCTTCTGCTGCCGTTCGATTAACTGCCGCGTCTATTTATATTTATGGAAGTTCGTGCGAAATCTCCAATTGCGGCATAGGCGGTTTTGCTGGCACAGGGACGCCCCCGCTAGGCGACGCAAATCCAACCGTTGTTGGCGTTGACGTGGTTGGTGCAAACGTATTTTTAATCAATAACCGATATGTCAATTGCTTAAATAACGGCGTTAAAGTTCGCATCGGAACAGACGGTGCGTCAACCACATTTTTTACAAACTCAATAAAAATTGACGGTTGCCATGCAATAGTTGACACATCAACCGCACAACCAAATTACGACCCTTTGGTTTTGGTTGAAAACAGCGTTACAAGAATAACCGCCGTAAGCCAATACTTAACCAACGTCAAGACACTTGTTTCCGCTAATGCGAAAGGATCTGTTTATACGGGCACAGAGTTAACAATTAAAAGCGCCGACCAAACGGTGAATAATTCAACAACAATTGTCAACGATGATGTTTTGTATACTGTTATAAACGCTTACGAAAAATTGGTTTTTGAGTTTTTTATTAAGCACGTTGGCAATACTACGGCTAATTTTAAACTAACCGTGTCTGGCCCCGCCGGATCAACAGTTACTTGGGGCGCGTCTTCTGGGCTACTGTACGATGCCGCTGATGCTGTAGTGATAGATACGGTTACCGCTGGCAGCGTTACTAAAATAATTGGCGCAGAAACAACCGAGCGAATTTTTTCAGTTACTGGCTACATCAATAACGATGCAACAGCCGGATTTGTGCGGTTGCGTTGGGCGCAAGGCACGGCGAACGCAGTAAATACTAACGTCCTCGCGGGTTCTTTTATGAAAGTAAATAGAGGCCCAATATGACCAACCTCCAACACCTAGCCATCGCCCCATGAAACCAGCCCGCCTCCCCCGCGTTAGAAAGGTCGAGAAGATGCTCGCGTTGATTGCAACCAACGTGGTCGAGGCTGAGAAAGCGATGCTGACCATCGAGCAGACTGAGTGCCCTGTTTTTCACAACTTTGGCCCCGGCATCTACATTCGGGAGGTGCACGCGAAGGCTGGTTCCTTGATCGTAGGACACCACCACAAGTACGCCCACACCAATGTCTTGCTGAAGGGCCGCATGCTGCTGGTATCCGACAACGGCATCTTGGACTTCAAAGCCCCGCACATGTTCGTGTGGCCGGCGGGGCGCAAGATTGCCTACTTCCCAGAGGACATGATTTTCCAGAACATCTACGCGACCGAGTTGACCGACCTCGATGAAATCGAGAACCATCTGGTTGAGAAAAGTGAGGCGTGGCAAGAGAACGCGGCGTTGTCGTTTGAAGTTAAAAAGCTACTTTGTGAAGTAGACCGCGCTGGTTACCCGGCACCGGAAGAAATATCGGCGGTGGTGTTGGACGCCATTGACCCGGACGTTGAGCGAGCGCGGCTGGACAGTTCCAGCATTCGGGTGTGTCCCTCGCCGATTAGCGGGCAGGGCATCTACACGCAAGCGCCGGTCGCCCAGGGCGATGTTGTCTGCCCAATCAAGATTGCCAACGTGCACACCCAGTTCGGGGCGCACCTTAACCATTCCCTGTCACCGACGGCGATGCTTGTCTCGCTGCCGGACGGGGGTATCGATTTAGTGGCTCTGCGTGACCTTGATGGTTGCCGGGGCGGCGATGCTGGCACTGAGCTAACGGTCGATTACCGTTTCGCTTTGTCGGCTTAGGAGGCTTTATGGTTTGGGCAGCAACAGCGGTTAGCGCAGTAGGTGCGGTAGGTAGCATTGCGGGCGGCATTTCAGGCGCTAACGCATCCAAGCGCGCCGGCAAAAACGCGAAAAAGCAGGCAAAACTAGCCGCTGCCGCCGCGCTAGCGGAGTCGCAAAAAGCGCAGGCGCTGAACACGCAGCAGTACAGCCAGAATAAAGACATCCAGTACGCCATCAATCAAGAGAACAAGGCGTACATGGAGCCTTACCGGCAGGCTGGCATCACGGGCCAGAACCGATTGCTGACTTTGCTGGGGTTAAATGGTGGCGATGGTAACGCGGCTGATTACGGGCGGTATGCCAAAGACTTTCAGATGTCGGACTTCCAGCAAGACCCCGGCTACGCCTTCCGCATGTCCGAAGGCTTGAAAGCGATGAATGCCGCGGCTGCCGCTCGCGGCGGGCTAATGTCCGGCGGGGCGCTTAAGGCTGGCCAGCAGTACGGGCAGGACATGGGATCTCAGGAATACCAGAACGCCTATCAGCGGTATCAGACCAACCGCGCCAATCAGCTTAGCCCGCTTGGTGCGCTAGCCAGTTCCGGCCAGAACGCAGCCCAGAACACCTCCGCGACCAATGCGCTCTACGGTGGCCAGATGGGTGATGCTTCGCGGGCCTACGCCAACACGCAAAACGAAATAAGCCTGGGCGGGCAACAAAGGGCTAGCGGGTACTTAACTGGCGGGCAACAAGCGCAAGCCGCCGGCAACATGGGCGCGCAGAACTCGATGAATCAGGGATTCTCAAACGCGGGTAGTTCGCTACAGAATGCGTTGCTGATGAATCGGTTATTCCCGAGTAGTGGTGGGGGTGGCGGTTCGACCGGCCCCGGGTTTACCGGAAGTTTTTCAAACACGCCAAGTTCTTCCGGGTTTGGGCTTAACTTTGGCTCGATGAAGTTTTAGGTAAATAACATGTCAGACGCCTTCAACCAGATGCTCGCGCAAGGCCCGACGCCTATCAAGTTTGCAGATCCCGTCAACCAGATGGCGCAACTCATGCAGCTTAAGAACTACCAGCAGACGGGCGTTGTTAACCAGATGGCGATTGATAAAGGGCAGCGCCAACAGGCTGACCAAGCGGCTTATCGCAACATGCTGGCGCAGCCGGGGCTTGACGTGAACGACCCGGCAACTCAAGCGCGGATGCTTGGGCTGGGCGGCGGCGACGATTTAACCGCATTGGGCACGTTGGCTAAAAACAGAATTGACATGGACACCCGACGTCAAGCTTTAGACAACGAAGCCTACGAACGCGAGGTGGGAGGCTACAAAGCGGCAGCGCCGTACAACCCTACGCGAGAGCAGCTTGCCCAGCACTTTGAACTTGGCTTGAATAACCCGATATTAAAGACGCGGGGCGTTTTTGCGCAGCCCGGCGCCCGTGAAGGTTTTATGGCTAAACTTGCGTCTGAAGAAGGTTTTGCTGAACTTCAAAGGATGTCAAATTCCGCCAGCAGCGGAGTCAGTCAGTTAGACCGCGCAAAAATTGTGCGTCAAGAACAGTTAGGCGCAGGACAAGGCGGGGCGGGCAGCGGCCTAGAGTCCGGCGGGAACGTGCAGCAGGCGCAAATGTTTGCCGACGGATCTTCCGCGTACATATCTAAAAACGGCAACATGGTCGTCAAAAACCCAGAACAAAAGATTGTCACCGGCGCTGAAGCCGCGCGAGTGGTGCAGGCTGGTAACGCGTCTGGCGCAACTAACATGGGCAACCGCGCGCAAGAAATGGAATCTGGTAAAAGCGCAGCTAAAGCGGCCACCGCAGCGTTTGCGGAAGTTGACAGGATCCGCGGCGCAAGCCGGCTGTACGATCAAGCGATTTCTGCAATTGATTCCGGCTCGCAGTCGGGCGCGCTTAACGAATTGTTCCCCTCGGTGTTCGCGCCCACCGTCAACTTGGAATACATCCGCGACCAGTTGGGGCTAGCCGTGATTGCTGGCACTACTTTCGGCGCGCTTAGCGAAGCTGAGCTACGGCTGGCCATGAACCAAGGGCTGCCAACCGGCTTAGAAGGTCCAAAACTTAAAGAATGGATCATCGGCAAAAAAGCTGCTGATGCAAAATTATCAAACTATCTAGAACGCCAAGCAATATTTTTGGAAGGCGGCGGCTCGCGCGGCGAGTGGCTTAAAAAGACCGGCGCTAAGACTACAGACGGCGCGAAGGCACAAATATCGCCGGAAGATATGGCAGAACTTGATGCAATCGTGGGCGGGCAGTAATGGCTACCGCCGATCAATTGGGCGTGTGGATCCTTGCCAACAAGGACAAAAAAGGCACGCCGGAATTCGCAAAAGTTGTGAAAGGGTACGCCGCGCTTAGAGACACTGAATCCGCGCCAACACCCGCCGCACCAACGCCAACCGCAGCGGCAGAGCCTGAGCGCGCAGCGGGCGTCGAACGCAGCGGCATACTTGGCACCGGCCTAGACATTCTGCAAGCCGGAGTCGAGGTGCCGCTCGCAGTGCTAACTGGCGGCGGCGCGGCCGCAGGCGCTGGCTTAAAAGGCTTATACACGCTAGGTGCTACCGGCGGCGATGGGGCCGCTGCCGCGCAAGCGGTCGAGGAGGCGCAGCAAAAATACACCTACGCGCCGCGCGGAGCGCCGGCGCAACGAATCACTAACGCGCTAGGCGAGATAGGCAGCTACGTCAATAAGCCCGGCGAAGCGATAGCCAGCGCCGGCTATCCGGGCACCGGAGCCGCGGTGACGACGGGCTTAAACGCGCTTTCGTTGCTAGGCGGTCCCGCACTGACGGGGCTTAGCAGAGCCGCTAGCGGCGCGAATGTGGGGACAATGTTGCGTAGGATTCCCACCGCACCGCGGGCCAGCGCGCGCCAGCAACAGACCGGCGCGGTGTCGCTCAGCGGCGCGCCAGCGCCCATGCCCGCACCAGCAGCCGCCGCAGTGCCACCACCGGCGCCGCCCACACTATCCGCCGTAGCGACACCACCGCCACCACCAGCGGGGCCAACCTACTCGCGCGCGGCGCTGCTTGAAATGGGGCGGCAGTTTAAGCGCGATAATCCAACCGCGACTGCGGCCGAACGCGCCGCAAATATGACCGAGATGGCGCGGTTATCGGGCGACGAAGCGCGGGTGGCTGACGTTGCCGGCCGCAATTTGCTGGATTACGCCGCGACAATGCCGGGCGAAACCAGCACCGCGCTGTCTGCGATGCAGAGAAGCCGCGCGGTTGGCCGCCCAGAACGGCTAGATCCTGTCGTTGAGATCATGAGCGGCGGCGCTGGCCGGGCGGCGACCGTAGCCAGCGACCTTGTTACAACCCAGCAGGCTACGGCTACCCCGCTCTACAACGCCGTTAACGCAATAGACATTGTCATAACGCCGGCGCTGAGCCGCACGTTAACCGCGCTAAAAGACTCCGGCGCGTTTACCCGCGCGCGCGAGATAGCAATTGCAGATGAAGTGCCGTTTGTGCTGGACGACGCGCAACTGTCGACGCCCGGCCGGAGCGTTAACATGTCCGTGCTAGATCAGATAATGCAAGCCCAAAGCGATATGATTAAAGCCACAAAAGTATCGCAGCCGGTTTTGTCTCGATCATACGTAAGATTAAACGACCGGTTTAAAACCGCCTTAGACACGCTTACCGGCGGCGCGTATAAAGCTGCTCGGGACGCGTTTGCCGGACCGGCTAAATCGCTAACCGCGTTGGAGCTGGGCCGCACGTCTGGCAACCGTAACGCAGCGCAGCGCGCCGAGGATATGGCTGGCATGGGGCCGGCCGAGTTGCAGCACTACCGTATCGGCGCGGCTGAGCAGTTGCGCGAGCAGATTGGCGACCGGCCGGGCCAGAACAAGTTGATGAATGAGGAATACAGCCGCAATACGCGCGAGCAGCTGCGGGAGATTGTCGGCAGTCCAGCCGCCTACGAAGAAGCACTTAAAATAATCAAGAATGAGAAAACGCTAAAAGAGCTAGAGTCGGTCGGGAAGGGAAGTCAAACCGCAGCGCGGCTGGCGATGGACGAAGACATGGCCGCTAACGCAGTCGCTGGGCTATCTGAAGTCACGCGGGCGGCAACCGCGGGGGATTGGAAGGCTGGGCTGAATTTTTTTATGAAGTACGCCAAAAGTCTCCGGTTGCGCGAGTCGGTTCGCAACGAGATTGGGCGTGCGTTGATGAGCAAAGACCCCAACATTTTCGCGCTGATCGAAGCCGCGCAGGCCGAGGCGCTTGCCGCGCGGGCTAGCGCCGCGCGAGCGGCAATCTCCGCCGCGGTAGTCACCGCCGGGCCGCAACCCGCAACCCGAACCAACCAGCTAGGACCATAAATGGACTATCAGCCTCTAATCAACGCCGGCCTAAGCGCCTGCCTCGCAGTCGCCGGTTGGCTCGCTCGCGAAATATGGGGTGCGGTGCGCGAACTGCGCACCGACATGTCCAAACTGCGCGAGACTCTGCCGGTAAATTACGTCTTGAAGGACGATTACCGGCGTGACATTTACGAGATTAAAGCGATGCTGACCAAGCTGTGCGATCGGGTTGATAAGCTATGATCGAGGCCTATGATCGGACTGATATTCTATGATCGAAACCCTCGGCGAGAAGCAGCGCCGCTTCACCCGCTTGGTTGGCCTGCTGATCGAGTGGGCCTATGCCAACGGGTTTGAGCTAACTTTCGGGGACGCCTACCGCAGTGTCGAGCAAGCAAAGCTAAACGCAGCGGCAGGCAAGGGCATTATCAGCAGCCTGCACTGTGAGCGTCTGGCGATAGACTTGAACCTGTTCAAGCATGGAACCTACCAGAAGACTAGCGAGGCGTACGCGCCACTAGGGGCCTACTGGGAGTCATTGGGGACTGACTGTGCATGGGGCGGGCGGTTCACTAAGCCCGACGGTAACCACTTTTCGATTAGATTTGGGGGGCGAGCATGAATTACTTTATCGACCGGCTAAAAGAACCCAGCACTTGGCGCGGGTTGGCGCTGATGCTAGGTGCGTTAGGCGTTGGCGTGTCGCCGGAGATGGTCAACTCGATTGGCAGCGCGGTCATCGCAGCCCTAGGCGCTATCGAGGTTATTCGGCGGGAGCGGCGTCCTCAGCCTTAAGCTCGCAGGCCATGCAGCGTCCTTGATGTTTGGCAGTCTCTAGCTCGTGCCGGAGCAGCCAGACTTTTGCGCGTAGGCTGTCATTCTTGGCGGTTAGCTCTTTTATGTAGTCTTTGTCTGTCATTTAATCGCCTCGATTAAATTTTGCTGAGTTGCCTGTTTTGCCACTGGCTCAAACAGTCGCGGCTGGGCGTAGGCTTGCGCCACACGATCGCAGGCCGCCGCGTAATAGTCCGCGTCCAGTTCGCAGCCGACCAGCGTAAAGCCCAAACTGTTAGCGGCAATTGCGCTGCTGCCACTGCCGAGGTGCGTGTCGAGAATGCGCTGGCCGGGCTTGGCGTAGTTGGTCAACAACCATTCATAGAGTTTTACGGGCTTTTGGGTGGGGTGGATTTTGCCCTGTTCCGCAAGTACCGACCGCCTCCAAAGTTTGGCTGGGCTTTGAAAGCTACTCCACGCCATTTCACACATTGCCAAGCTAAAATCATGCGACTGCACCTTGTCCCATATCAAAAACCCTTGCGTTGCGCCTAGGTAGGCTAGGAAGTAATTGCCACCCCATACAATTTGGTTGTCGCTCACGCGCTTTAATTCAGCAAAGTATTCCGCGCCAGGTATCACGTCATCCCAAGACTTTCTGGCGTGTTGCTGGCGCACAGGGTTTGAGCTAATCCCGATTCCGTATGGAGGGTCGCACGCCGCCAGATCAAACGCCTTATCCGGCAAAGTTGCCATGTAGTCCATGCAGTCGCCCAAGTAAAGGCTGGCGTCACCGATTACGACGGGGCTATTCATTTAATCGCCTCTAGCTTTCTGATTTCTTCCAACTGCCGCGCCATCATCGGCGCGGATAACACCATGTTCATTTCAAAATAAACGCCCATGCGGTGTTCGTCTTTATTTTCATCCTTGCGGATAGCGCGAGGTTTTATAATGATGTATTCGTAGATCATGCGTCCCCCGGCAAGTCATCGCCCAGCGCCTGCCGCCAAGTCACCTCAGCCTCCGGCTTTTTGTCAGCTTGTTGAGCGTCCGCAGCGCCCCGCAAAAGATCTGCAATTTTTGCTATCCGTTGCCATGCGGCCCATGCCGCATTGTTGGCTTGCCATGCTTTCTCCTGCGCGGCGTCTGCGGCGACGACTAATTCTTCTAGGGTCATTCTGGTTTCTCCTCGCATTCAAGTTGAATTCGCACCATATCTCGCGCCGCTTCGTACCCTTTTTGCCACTCAGTTTCTGGCGCGCCTTCGTCTGCATTCGCCAACGCGATCAGCCATTCTTTTAGGGGCATCGCATCGCCTCCCTTATCTTCCGCTGCGCGTATTCCAGTTTTCGGTCACGCTTTTTATAGATCCGTTTGCCCGGCTCGCGCCGCGGCTCCGGCATTTTCACCTCGCGCTCCTCAGCAGCACCAACAGGCGCATAGGTTGGCGGCACGCCGTCGAGGTTCAGCCGCACACGCCATGCGCGGGTTGGACAGCCTACTGCCTCTAGGTAGGCAGCGCGCCGCATAGCGCGGCGGTAGTCCTCGGGGTCGGTGAAAAAATACCGGAAACTTTCGTCACCGGCTTTGCTGGCTAGGCGATCAATTGGCATGGGGTTTCACCTTATAAAGCCCAGCGTATGCTGGGTCGATTTTTTCTCGCTGCGTTCGCAGCCTCGAATATTCCTCGTGCGCTTTGTCAGCAGCCCGTCTTAATGCTTCGTATTTGGCTAGGGCTCCCGCCTCCGCCGCCTTTGCCTGCCGGAGCGCATTTTCGGCTGCCCACGCCTCATCGTCTTTATTCACGATTAGCCACCTCGCATTTCACCCCTAGGTACGGCGGCCAGCCGGAAGCCCCATGCGTAGCCTCCCAGATGGCCGTCATCTGGCAGTACTGCGCGGCAGAGTCGTCCGTGTTGCCGCGCTCTAGGTAGGCGCTGGCGGCGACTACGGCGGCGAGGAGTAGTAGGATTTTCATACGGCAAAGAAGCCCGCATCTTCCGCGGCGCTGACGTAATAATCCCCGGCTTCGTCTGCCTTCTGGGCCATCAAGTCAGCGACCAGTTTGCCAAGCTCCGCATGCGCGGTCAGCCGATTGCGGGGGCTGTTGGGGCCACCATCTTGGGCAACGAACACGGCCGCCAAACGCGCCGACAATAGCTGCCCTTCGATATAGCTCAGGTCGTCCAGCAGGTCGGGGTCGTGGCGGTAATACTCGGCCCGCCAGATGTTGCGGTCCAGCTCGCCGAGGGCGTCCCAGCTTTCAACGCTTTCCACGCCGCACTCGCGGTACAGAAAGTCGACAAATTTTTCGGTGAGGGCATCCATGTGCGTTTCCTTAATGTTGGTTGACTGGACCCGCTAGGCGGGTTTCGGCCGGCTCCCGCCGGCCATCATCAGCAGTCTTTTACAAAGTCACAGCCGCCACAAACAAGTCCGGCACCCCGGCAGTCACACCCTCTGCCTTCAGCCTAGCGGCAGTGGCTAGGCCGCGGGCTCCGCCTGAATAATCATCGCGAGCTGGCCGCGACGAAACCTTCGTGGCGGAAGATGTTAGTCTTCCGGACGGAACCGTCCGGCTGTGTCTCCTCAACGCTTTCGCGCTGGGAGAAAGCGTATACGGGGATGAGCCCCCGTATACGCAGGGCGCTTTCGAGAGCGCCCATCAGGAAAGGCGCTCCCCCCAGCATGACCTGCCTCATAGCATCCTGCCCCTGAGGGCGGCAATACTTTTCGGCCTCGTAGGCCAATACTTTGGCTCGGACCAAGATTTCGGCCTGCGTCGGCAGGCTGTGGAAGGTGAGGACCGCCACGATGACGGCCTTGGCCGCGCCCGCGGGGTCAATGACCCCGTCTTGGCGCTGCTCCGGCGTGGCCGGATGTTGGGTGAGATTAAAAATCATCGGTCTTCTCCTTTCGCCTGTTCGGCGTTTTGAAACATTTGACGGAGCAATTCATTGGCCTCGTCAATAAATTCTAGGGCCTGCCAAATTGGCAGGGCTTCCGCCACGGGCAGCGAAAGGCTGCCCTGAAAAAACTCGTACGCGACGTGCCAAGCCGCCGTATAGGCGACTTGGCTCTGCGGCCGCGGCAGTGCGCGGGCGGCGTCTAAATCGGCCAAGATTTTATCAAGGGTCATCGGTCTTCTCCTCGTGTGCCCCGCCTCGCGGCGGGGCTGGTTGGTTTCGGCCTGCTCTGGTGGGAATAGTGACTTAACGGTCACAACAATGCAACAGGCACAAACCACATTTTTATTTTTGTGACCGTTTGCTAAACTATTCGGCATGAGAAAACCAGACAACCCCGCGGCCGGCTTGGCGCTGACTCAGGCGCTGCACGATCTAACCCAGACTGAACTAGCGGCGGCCGTGGGCCTTAGCCCGTCCATGCTCAGCCACATCATCGGCGGGCGTAAGCCTATCCCCGACCGGCTGCTGGCTTACCTAGGCTTTGAGCGCGTGCAGCGTATTGAGCGGCTGTAGGGGCCGACCCCGGCCGTCATAGTGCCCCTTCTCCGGGGCGTTAGCCGGGTGCAGCACCCACTTCTCACCCAACACGTCTTTGGCATGCTGAAGTTTCGCTTCCATTGTTGGGGCCGGCCAGACTGGGTCGCTCATGCCATTAGCTCCCGGCGCTCGCGCGACTTTCTCACGGCGCTGTACCGCTGGTGCAGCTTAAGCAGGACGGTCACCCGTTGCGCGCCGTCACGCTCAGCGTCTAGCGCGCGCTTGATTTCCAGCTCAGTCATTTTGGGCAGGTAAAGCAGCAGTTCTCGCCAGGTCATCATTTGAGTGCCTCCACGGCTATGTCACTTACGGATTTCTTGTCGCGCAATGCGGCCAGAATTTTGTCGTCGATCGTACCGCTGGCCACCAGCACGTACACCCACACCGCGTGGCGCTGGCCCGAGCGGTGCAGCCGGCCGATGGTCTGCTCGTACAACTCCAGCGACCACGGCAGGGAGAAGAACACGATGCGGCAGCCGCCGGCCTGTAGGTTCAGACCGTGGCCGGCCGATTTGGGGTGCACCAGCAGTAGCTCTACCTCGCCCGCGTTCCAGCGCGCAATAGCGTCCGGCGCGTCAAGCGTAATAGCCCGCGCGCCGTAGGCTTGCTGGAGTGCTGCCAGTTCCGCGCGGTAGTTGTAAACAATAATCGTGGGTGCCCGCTGGTTCTCCGCCAGCAGTTCGGCCAGCCGGTCCAGCTTGTGGTCGGACAGCCAGTGCGTTTCACCGTCGGCGTAGATAAACCCCGAAGCCATCTGCTGGAGCTTCGAGGTGACCGCCGCGGCACTGGCCGCAATCGCCTGCGCGTCGTTGCCGAGATCTAGAACGAACTGCTGCCGCATTGCTTCGTAGCCAGTCTTGTCGGCTAGCTCGCACGCCAGGACAACTGTGTGTGCTGGCGGTAGCGTGTCGCTGTAGTCGCCCGGCTCCAGCAAGTAAGTCGCCGGCTTGATGCGGGCCATCACGCTAGCCAGCGAGCCGGGCAGCACGTGCCACTCGCCGTATTCGCGGTTGGCGCAGTAAAAGTACTGTTGCAAGAACGCGCCTTTGCTGCGCCCGAGCAGCGTCTTGTCGATCATCTTGCACTGACCGAACACATCCTCCAGCCCGTTCGACGTGAACGAGCCGGTTAACCCCCAGCGGATGTTGACGCCGCCGATGACTTTCTCCAGCGCCTTAAACCGTTTGCCGCTCGCGTTTTTCAGCCGGGTCAGCTCGTCAAACACGATGGCGTCAAAGTCTAGCGCCTGCTCGGCCAGCCATTGCAAACAATCGTAGTTCGTCACCACCACGTCAGCCGGCGCGCGTAGCGCGGCTGTGCGTGCCGCTGGCGTGCCTAGCGCCAGCACTACCCGCAGGTTGGGTGCCCATAGTGCCGCCTCCGTGGCCCACACCGACTGGGCCACCCGCTTTGGTGCGAGCACAAGGAACCGTCGCGCCTGCCCGGCCGCGATAGCGCCCGCCATGGCGGTTAGGACCGTGGCCGTCTTGCCAGCGCCGACGGGGGCCAGCATCATGCCGCGCGCGCTGGCGCGCAGGAAGTCAGCGCCGGCTACTTGGTAGTCTCGGAGAGCCATTTGTCTACGTCCTCGCTCGACCAGAGC